GTGTTGCGCAGGGAAATTCCGCAGATATGCGCGAATTCGCCGATATGCTCGACAAATTCGCGCAAGCGATGTCGGGTAGTTACGCGCGCAAAACCGGCAAGCCGATCGATGAGTTATTGCAGCTGCTCGTTGATGGCGCTGATCACTGGTACACCGCTGCCGAAGCGAAAGATTTTGGTTTCGTCGATGAAATTACCGGCGATCTCGCGGTGGCCGCGAGCGGTTTCGACAAATCCCGTTTTCTTGCTGGCCCGATGGCAACTGCGATTCGTGCTCAGCTCAACAAAAAACCGAGCAAACAAACCCCGGCGGTCGCCGCCGTTCATCCCCAGCAAAGTAAGGAGGGCATCATGCCTGACGCAATCGTTCCTGCGGCGCAACCAGTGGCCGCGCAAAAAACCGAAGCCGAAATTAAGGCTCAAGTGCAACAAACCGAGCAAGCGCGCCGCGATGCTATCGTCGCTGCATTTGAACCATTCAAGGCGCGCGCAGGCGTTGCTGATTTATTGAATGCATGCACGTTGGATATGCGCATTTCGGAAGCTCAAGCGACTGAAAAGCTGCTGGCCCACCTCGCCAAAGACACCGCGCCACTTGCGGCGGGTGGACGCATTGAGATTGTCGAGACCGCGCAACAGAAATTCTACAAAGGTGCGCAATCTGCATTGCTCGCACGTTCGCGACTCGGCGCTGATGAAGCGATGAACGAATTCCGCAGCTACTCGCTGCTGGAGCTTGCTCGCACTTCGCTGCGCATGGCCGGTGTCGATGCGTCGCGTATGGATAAAATGCAAATTGTTGCCGCTGCCTTCACCCATACCAGCGGCGACTTCGCCAACCTGCTCGCCAACATCGCCACGAAATCGATGATGAAGGGCTATGAAGAAGCTGGCGAAACCTTTCAGCGCTGGACCAATGTCGGCACGCTGCCAGATTTCAAAGCAGCGAAACGCGTTGATCTCGATATGTTCCCAGCGTTGGATAACGTTCCTGAAGGTGGGGAATATAAATACGCCACCGTCGGCGATCGCGGTGAGACGGTGCAGTTGGCGACATATGGCAAGCTGTTTTCGATCAACCGTCAGGCCATTATCAACGACGATCTGTATGCATTCACCACGGTGCCACGCAAGATGGGGCGCGCAGCAATCCGCACCGTCGGCAATTTGGTGTACGCAGTGCTGACCGGCAACCCGAACATGGCGGATGGCGTTGCGCTGTTCCACGCCAGCCACAACAACCTCGTATCCAGCGGCACAGTCATCAGCACTCAGAGCGTGGACACAGCACGTGCAGCAATGATGAAACAGCAGGACGGTAGTAAAAACGCAACGGCGCTCAATATTCCATTGCGCTTCTTGTTGGTGCCGGTCTCTCTCGGCGGTCTCGCGCGCTCGGTCTCCAGCTCGGAAGTGGAAGTCGGTGCAACCGCAAAAAACAACACGTCGCCGAACTACGTACGCGGCATTTTCGAAGTGGTCGACGACGCTCGACTCGACGCTGCCAGCGCAACAGCGTGGTACTCGTCGGCAGATCCCGCCGTTAACGACACAATTGAAGTGTCGTATCTCGATGGCAACCAGACGCCGGTGTTGGAACAACAGGCTGGTTGGAGCGTCGATGGCGTGGAATTCAAAGTCCGCATGGATGCTGGCGTGAAAGCGCTGGATTATCGCACCCTGTCGAAAAACGTCGGCGCTTAATCGCGTATTGATGCAGGAGCGTTCGCTCCTGTATTCATCTTTATTTTTTGGAGATCTGAGCAATGAAAAATTTTATTGAAGATGGCCGAGTAATGTCGGTCACAAACGGTACGGGCGCCACAGTCGTTGCAGGTGGCGGCATTTTGGTAGGCGCATTGATTGCCATTGCGTTAAGCGATATCGCCAACGGCGCATCGGGCCCGGCAAAACTGGACGGTGTATTTAGCCATGCCAAAAATACGGGCGCATCGACAGGTGGCGCGCAAGGCGTCAATGCGTATTGGGATAACACCAACAAAAAATTCACCGCAGTCGCCAGCGGCAACACACTGGTCGGTAAATTTTTTGCAACGTGCCTTGACGCGGATGCTACCGCCCAAGTGCTGCTCAACGTTTAATTGCACTGAGGGAAGGATATGTTCGCGGAAGATATGTCAGTTTTTTTCGATACGCAAAACGGCTTTGCGGTTGAAGCGACGATCGCTGGCATATCCTTCTCTGCCATTTACGATTCAGCGTATTACGACGCGGGCGGCGTCGCGACGAAAATCGAAATGTTGATACTGCCCGATGAGTCTTTGCCTGCTGGAGCGGTTGTGGGAGTGCCAATAACGATTGGTGCGCCTATTAATAAAACGCTCACGCTTCGAAAACCCGAGCCGGATAATAACGGCTTAACCACGTTGATTCTCGAATGACTATCGAACGCGATATCGCCGTTCTGCGCCGCAACGTCGGCGATGTAACGGCTGAATTACGGAGCGCCTCCGCATTGGTGCTCAACAAGGCTGCCACGCGCGTGCGCCAAATTGCCGTGCCGCAGGTGTCGGATGACGTGAAGGTGCCGGCAAAAAATATTCGCGATCGCATCAGCACGCGGCGAGCAAGCGCGGTTAATTTAAAAACCAGTTTACGTATCGGTCGAAAACAAATTACCGCTTATGGACTCGGCGCCCGCGTCGTGACGCAAGGAAAAAATAAAGGCGTTATTGCTGGGAAAGGCCAGTTTGCACATCGCTATGAGCGGGCCTTTATCGGTCATCGCCGCGGTGATGCTCGTTTTCAAATATTCCAGCGCGTGGGATCTGCACGTTATCCATTGATCGTGCCCAAAATCGATTTGGCGCCGTCGATCAATAAACGATTCCCGTCCGCTGCCCAGCAGGTGATGGATACCGAATACGATGCCATGATGCGTGATGAAGTTCGCGCGCGCCTGCAGAAATATGGAGTCTCGCAATGACAGCGCGAAAGCAAATTCGTGACGCCGTCAAGGCGGTGATTCAAACCTACGATAGCAATTTGACGGTGCGTAGCGGTCGCGTGCTTGCATTTCAAATATCTGAACTTCCCGGCATTAGCGTGTATTTCGATACGGGCAATTCTGAAGTCGTCAATATGCGTGGCGATAGCATTGCTACTGCCGTCATGCGCGTCGATATTACCGATTCGAACAGCGGTGGCGACGATGCGCTCGATACCATTGGCGATGCCATTGTTGATGCCGTCCTCGCCGATTCCACGCTTCGAAATCTGTGCAAAAAAGTTCGCCAAAGCGGTTTTGATTATGCACGTGACGAACAATCCCCTTACGTGACGCTATCTCTTTTGTTCGAAGTAATTTATCTGACGTAATCCGAATTTTGATCCAACCGGGCCGCCTAGTGCGGCCTTTTTTATTTCAGGAGAAAAGCAATGAGTAACGCGATTTCGACACAGGGCACTCGGTTCGAGGTACAGGCCGCAGCGGCGGGTTCTGCGAAAACAATTACTGCCATCACCAAGGCAAATCCGGGCGTTTTTTCATCGACCGCGCACGGTCTTAAAGTGGGCGACGTGGTTGATCTTGCGGCGATTGTTGGCATGGTCGAATTAAACGGCCGCACCGGTATCGTTTCGCCGACAACGCTAGCGGCTGGCACGTTCACGCTGCTCGATTCGATCACTGGCCTGCCTATCGATACCACTAGCTATACCACGTATACCTCGGGCGGCACGGCAACGCCCAAAACGTTTGTCGAGACCATCGAGCACAAGTCCTATCAATATCAGCCTGCAGCGCGCGCCGAAATTGAAAAGACCAGCATGGTCAGCACGGCGAAAGAATTCAATTTGGGTTTGAAAGATTTCGGCACGCTGTCGGTCGGCATGAACATCGTCAAAACGGAGGCGGCGCAAATTCGCATGAACGCAGCACTGAATTTGCAGGGTTTGTGGTTCCGTCTGACCGATCCACTCGGCGTGCCGACGTTGTTTCAGGGCGCTATCAAAAGCTTCAGCGAAAGCGGCGGTGTCGATGCTATCGCTAATGGTTCGCTGGAAGTTCGTCTGTCCGGCGAAAAAATCATCGCGCAATAACGGGTGAGTCATGCTGAATAAAAGTGACATTCTGCAAAAAACTGCTTGTGCGGTACGCGCTGAACCGGTACCCGAATGGGGCGGTTCTGTGCGCCTGCGCGAATTAACGGTGCTCGAGCAGCTCGAATTGCAGCGTGAAATGCGCGAGTTGGTAAAGGATGTTCCGCGCGATGGCGAGGGCAAAATCATCGCTGCGCAGATCGACCGTAAGCAATCACGCATCACCGCGCTGAAATATCTCGCCGTGGCGATGCTCGACGATGCTGGACACAGCATGTTCAGCGTGGAGGAATTGCAATCCATGTCGAGGTCGCAAGAAGACGTGCTTGATCGTCTATGCGAAACGGTTCTCGCCGTGAATACGTTGCAATCAGATGCCATCGAGCAAGACGCAAAAAACTCCGAAGCCAGCCCGAACGTTACGTAGTTCATCGGCTGGCGTTAGACCTCGGAAAGCACCTTTCAGAAATTGAAGCAATGCCGGCGCCGGAATTTCGGCGCTGGTTGGCGTTTTACAAAGTTCGCGACGAAGTGCGTAACGATGCGCTGCCGCCGCAGGAATTCAATTCGCCGCACGAGCACGCTGCGGCCATTCGCAATTTATTTGGGAAGTGATTTATGGCGCTGGGTTCGCTAGTTATTGATCTAGCCGCTAACACTGCAAAGTTTTCCTCCGATATGGAGCGTGCGGTGCAGTTAGCCGAGCGCGGCCTGAAGAATATCGAATCCGGATCGGAATTCGCCAGGCGAGCGCTTGAAGCGGTCGGCGTGGCGTTGACGGTCAATGCGTTTGTCGAATCGATCAAGCATGCTGCTGAATACGAAGACAAGCTCGGCGAGATTTCTGAAAAAAGCGGCATTTTGGTAGAAGACCTCAGCGCAATGCGTTTCGCTGCGCGGCAGACCGACACGGATTTCGACGCGCTGGCCGATGGCCTGAAAAAATTCCGCGTAACACAAACCGAGGCATCGGAAGGCAATAAGGAATTAATCGGCCTATTTGGACGCCTTGGTGTTAGCGTCAAAGATATTGATACGCTCTCGCAGAAAGATTTATTTCTCAAAACCATTCAGGGTATCAGCGAGCTTGGTAAGGAATCCGAGCGCACGACAGCATTGACTAAATTGATGGGTAAAAGCGCCGATGATCTCGGTGTGTTTGCCAATCAAGGTGCTGCTGGAATTCAAAAGCTGATGCAGCGCGCGCAGGATCTAGGACTCGTTGTAGATTCGCAGGCCGTTCGTGCTACTAAAGCGATGAACGACAACATAAAAGCCATGGAGGACTCGGCGGGTAAGCTCAGTCTCACGCTGCTCGACAAGCTGTCGCCGCATTTGCAGCGCATTACGACTGACATGCTGGAAGCTTCGAAAAATGGCGGTATTTTAGATACGGTATGGAGCGGACTAAAGTCTACCGTCGATGAGCTGTATCAGTCTTTCAATAAAAATGACGAATTTAAATCTCTCAATGAAAATATCGCTCGCCTGCAAGAGCAGCTCGCGTCGAATAAATCTATTAGCGATGGTGGATGGTTTAATAAATTTTTATCGGGATACGATCCGGATGTCTTCAAAGCAGACTCCGATGCGATTCAAAAAACGATCGATGAGCTCATCGCTAAGCGCGACAAATTGCTTGCTGCTCCACAAAAGCCCCAGGCTCCTAGCGATGACTCCTCCGGCGATAATAAGCCGCTGGGTAGCCGTACTTTAGCTGGATTGGCCGAGCAGCAGGCAGCGACGGAAAAGCTCGCAGCAGCAGAAGAGGCCCGCAAAAAGAAAATCGCCGACGTCGTTCAGCAACTCGAACGGCAGTCTGCCACCGTCGGTGAGTCAACAGCTGCAGCGAAGGTTTATGAGCTGCAACAGCTCAAGGCGAGCGATGCCGATGTGGCACGCGCGAAATCCGCACAGCGTTTAGTCGATGCGTATAACGAGCAGCAGGAAGCCTACAAATCGCAAGTCGAATTGCTCGAGCGTGCATCACAGCTTCGTGAAGAATCGCTGTCACCGGAAGAGCGAGCAGTTGAGGCGCTAAAAGATAAATATGGTGAGCTCGATAATGCGGTAGCGAAGCATCTAATTTCGCGTGATGAAGCCGATAAAACGAAAGGCGGTCTCAGCACCAATTTTATGTCGAGCATTGATGACTCGTTAAAAACCGATGAAGAGCGTCTGAAGGATTCATACGATCGTCGTCAATTGATGCTCGAAAAAGCACACGACGACGGCCTGATCAGTGAAGAAAAATATCAGGTCACGCTGAATAAATTACGCGATCGCTATGAAGCCGACAGCATTTCGATGCGGCTGCAAAATGCAGAAACGTTAACTTCTGCGTTGGCCGGCATCGCCGAAGCGGCTGTGGGTAAGCAGTCGGGCATTTATCGCGTTCTGTTCGGTGTTTCCAAGGCGTTCGCGCTGGCAGACTCCATTGTAAAAATTCAGACTGGTATCGCAAATGCCGCTGCTCTGCCGTTTCCTACCAACCTCGGCGCGATGGCAAGTGTCGCCGCAGCCACTGGGTCGATTCTCACGACCATCAAATCCACGCAGTTGGGCCAGGCGCATGGCGGTTTGGATTACGTGCCAGAGGACGCGACGTACATTTTAAAGCAGGGTGAACGCGTTTTGGCGCCAAAGCAAAACCAAGACCTGTCGAAATATCTCGCCAACGGCGGTGGCGGCTTAACCGTCAACATCATCGAAGATTCCAGTCGTGGTGGCCAGGTGCGTCAAAACGGCGATCAGGTCGATGTGTTTGTTGCCAAGGTCCGTGAGGCCATCACCGCCGATGTGGTTCGCGGTGGCAATAATCTATCGCGCGCATTGGAAGGTACTTATGCGTTAAATCGCGGGGCGGGGGCACGTCGCTGATGTCTGTCGCATGGCCCACCACATTACCGCAATCGCCGCAGCGCTCTGGCTACTCCTTCCAGGAAGGTGACGGCCGCGTTGCCACCGATATGCAGCAGGGACCGCCGCGCTATCGTCGCATGTACACCAATGTGCCGACGGTTTTTCAGCTGGTGTTTTCGATGACGGCTGCGCAGAAGGCTGCATTCGACACGTTCTATGACGGTACGCTGGCGGGCGGTACTATTTCGGTCAATATTCCGGTGCGCACCTCAGGCGGCAATACCACTGTCGCTGTGTACATCCAAAAACGTTCCGCCGTACAAATTGATGATAGCGATGCGTTTATGGTTGGCCTGCAGGTGATCACAGCATGACGACGCTGCTCGATCAATTATTTGCCAGCAATCCGCGCGCATCGATTTATTATTTGACGCTCGAATTCAATCACTCGGCTTTTCGCGATAGCAGCAACAACCCAACCTCGATTCGCCTGGTGCAGGGATTTACTGCGCTGACTGCGACGCTCGAATCAAACGCGCCGAAAAATCCAAGCACGGCGGTAGTGTTTCAACCCGCCGCGTTCGATGTGAAATTGCCGACTAAAGACGGCAGCGGTCGGCACGATATGAATATCGTGATCGATGCCGCTAGCGGCGAAGTGATCGATCAGTTGGAGCGCGTCGCTGCAGCAGTGCGCGAACCGATACAAGTTATTTTTCGCGAATTTGTGTCAACGGATTTATCGGCGCCGCAGTCCACGCCGATTAAAATGATCGCCGCCAATCCATCGGTCACGGCAACGCGCGCCACTATTTCCGCGACGTTTGCGGATTTAATCAATAAGTCATTTCCCTCGATTCGCTACACGCTCACAACACATCCCGGTCTCGCGTAATGCCCGCGCCATGGTTCCATCGCTATCTCGGCCTGCCGTGGGTATCGAAGGCATCCGGGCCCGCTGCATTCGATTGCTGGGGTTTGGTGGTGTGGTGTTTGCGCGAGCACTTCGATATCTGCGTTGACGATCACTCAGATGTAGCCACGCACGATCATCGCGGTTTTGAGCGGGCGGCGCTGCGCGAAATTAACGGCGGGCGCTGGCTGCTCATCGATCAGCCTGTCGAGGGCGCGGTGGTGTTGATGTCGCGCGCGCGCTTATTTCATCACGTGGGATTGTTCACCGCCGGCGGCGTATTGCACTCGCTCGATGGTGCGGATTGTTGTCACGAATCGCTTACCCATTTAACGCGTTCCGGAGTTATCCGATTTGAGTTCCGCTTGCATGAAAGCCTCGCTGCGCGTTCTCGCTAGTCCTTTTTCGTGGGAGGGCAGCGAACGTTACGATGTCGAGGCTGGCCAATCGCTGAGCGCGATTTTTGCGTCGCTGTCCGATAACTTTCGCGCGGGCGATGATTATTGCAATGTGCTCGTCGCCGTCGATCGCGAAACGATTCCGGCGCAGCAGTGGCCGAATTTCATCGTGCGCGATGGCGCGGAAATTATCGTAGCGCCACGGCCGCAAGGTCTCGATCCTATTACCTGGTTATACATCCTCTACGCAGTGTTTGTCGTTGCGGCCATTTATTACGCATCGACGATTCAGCCGCCCGATCTCAATCAACAACTCACACCCGATGCGAGCCCCACGTATTCACTGAATGCGCAGGGTAATAGTGCGCGTCTCGGTTCGCCCATTCCTGCGCGCTACGGCCGCTTTCGGATTTATCCGGATTTCGCGGCGGCACCGTTTCGCGAATACATCGATTCCGATCAGTATTTGTATCAGTTATTCGCGATTGGCCAAGGCTCTTACAGCTACACCGATTTGAAAGTGGGTGATACGCCTATCGGTAATTTTGCCGATGTCGAGTATGCGTATTACGAGCCGGGCCAGACGGTAACGCTATTCCCCGCCGATGTGCATTCCGCAGCAGAAGTCAGCGGCAATGGCATTACCTTGTTCGCGCCGAATGATTCGAATTATGTCGGTCTTTCCGGTCCATTCACCGCCAATGCTGCCGGCACTACCACGCAGAAGTTAGCGGTGGATATCGTGTTGCCGCGTGGATTGAGTTATGCCAACGATGCCGGCGGTCTCGATGCCACCACCGTGGCAGGATTATTCGAATATCGCAAAATCGACAATGCCGGTGCACCGTTGGGCAGCTGGACATCGCTGGCGGCACCCAGCTACACGCTGGCGACTGCCGATGTGCAGCGTTACACGATTACCGCCACCGTCCCAGCGGGGCGCTACGAAGTGCGCGCGCACCGCACTAACAACAGTTCCGATGATTACCGCCTCAACGATGAGATGGTGTGGGCAGGGTTACGTGCGTATCTGGATGGGGCGCAGACGTTCACGCATTCCACGCTTGCCATCAAAATGCGCGCGACGGACCAGCTCTCCGCGCAAGCCGAACGCAAAATAAACGTTGTTGCTACGCGTAAGCTGCCGATATGGACCGGTTCCGCATGGTCGGCACTCACTGCTACCCGTAACCCCGCGTGGGCCTACTGCGATGCGCTGAAGGCCGAATACGGCGGCCGCTATTCCGATAGCCACCTCGATCTTGCCGCCATCAAAGCAGCGGCCGATGTGTGGGCTGCGCGCAACGATTATTTCGACGGCCAATTCGATACCACGACGACGCTATGGGCTGCGCTGCAACAGATCGTCGCGGTGGGTCGCGCGGTGCCCTATCAGTATGGCGAAATCTTTTCGATCATCCGCGACAGCGGCAGCCCGCCGGCCACGTATTTATTTAATGGTCGCAATATCGAACGCGATTCGCTGACCGTCACTTATCAGACGATGGATGTGTGGGGCGACGATTCGGTCGAAATCGAGTACGTCGATCCTTCCAGCTGGAAACCCGAAACCATTCTCTGTGCGATTCCTGGCGTCACGCCGTCGACGCCGCGCAAAGTAAAATTATTCGGTTGCACCGACAAAACCCAGGCCAATCGCGAAGGTATGTTTATCGCGGCGAAAATGGCTTTTCGCTCGGTGGTAGCCGAGTTCGGTACCGAGCTCGACGGTCGCGTGCCGCAATATCTCGATCGGCTTATCGTCACTACGGAAACCTATTCGTGGGGCTCCGGCGGTGAGGTCATCGCGGTGGCAGGGCAGGTACTCACGCTGTCCGAGCCGGTCGTGTTTGGATCGGGCACGCACTACATCTGGCTGCGCGATGATCGCGGCGCGGCATCCACGCAATATCAGGTTGCGTCAGTTGCTGGCCATCCTAATCAAGTCACGGTCACCGGCACGCTGCCGGCATGGCTTTACACCGGCCACGATAAGGAGCGCACCTATTTCGCGTTTGGCCACGCCAACATCATGCCGCGCCAGATGCTGCTCGACCAGGTCGAAGCGGGCGATGGATTAAAAGTAAAAATTCGCGCAGTGCTCGATGACCCGCGTGCGCATCAATACGACGCGCTGGTGAATGCCGGCACCATCGTGACACCCGATCCTGCGCCGCCGATCCCGCCCGGCGATTTATCGATTAATTCCGTGCGCATCACACGCGGCGGTACCACGCAAGAGCCTGCATTACTTGTGTCATGGGGCCTTGTGCCCGATGCAGTGCGTTACTTTGTCGATGTGTCGTATGACGCCGGCAGTTCGTGGGAGCGCGTGTATACCGGCGATTCGCCGCAAGCCGGCTTTAGCGTCCATACCGGTTCGGTCATTATTCGCATCGCGGCAATGTCTGATGTCGTCGGGCCGTGGTATCAAACCACTATCACCGCCGGCGCAGGCTTTGATACACCGGCAACACCGACAGGTCTGCAACTCACCGGTGGCGTATTTAATACATCGGTGCTGGCGCTGCAGTGGTCCACCGATATCACCGCAGCAAAATGGCAGGCGGATTATCGCAATCTGTCCGGCGTTGTATGTTTTTCGCAAACGGTCACGACGAATAATACGACGCTCGATGTAAAAACTGCGCGGCTGAATAGCTTGGGTCGCGAGTTCGATGTGTTGCTGTACGGCGTCAACGCCAACGGCGTGAAGTCGTCAACGCCCGCCGTTATCCGCGTTAAAAATAATCAAGCTGCAGCGATATCCAATTTCACCGCGACGGGCTTGCTCGATCGCGTGCTGCTGGAATGGACATCCTCGGCCGAAGCCGATATCGCCGGCTATCGTTTATACGCCAGCCAAACAGCCGGGTTCACGCCCGGCGCCGGCAACCTGGTCGACGCGAATATTTCATTTTCGATGTTCGTGTTCGGCATCACGCAGGGCGCAACGTGGTATTTCAAACTTGCTGGATTTGATACCTGGGGTGAATCGGATGAATTAAATTTCACCGCGCAGCGCTCGGCGGTGGGATCGTTAATTGTTTCCACGCAAATTGGTAACGATGAAATCAAAACGCCGAATCTAGCGGCGAACAGCGTTATCGCATCAAAAATATCGGTATCGTATCTCGCCGCAATCTCCGCCAACATGGGGGATTTAACCGCTGGCACCATCACGCTCGATTCAGCGGGATATATCAAAGGCGGTACCTCTGCTTATAAGACCGGCAATGGCTTTTGGATGGGTTACAACGCCGGCCAATACATGTTTTCGCTCGGGCATTCGAGTTCACCCGGCGTGCATTGGGACGGCTCGAATTTTTATATTCGCGGCGCGGGCGGTGCAACGGTATTTAGTAGTGGCACTGGTCTCGATTATTCATCGATCACGGGGACAAAACCGCCGGCTGATGCAACGAATGGGGCGACATTTGGTGTCAATATTGGTGGTACGTTCAACCCTTCAACTTGGATCGCAGCCGCATCCATTACGCGGGCTATGATCGGTGCGTTAAATGTCGGAACTGCGGATATTGTTGACGCGAATGTCACAACGCTAAAAGTTGCTATGAATGCGGTTACGGTGCCTGTTGGGCAATCGCTTCTCAGTCGATTGAAGTCGAAATCTTATCCGCCCGGCACAAACGTGGGGTGGGACGCGCTCAGCGTTACGCTCACTAACCCTGACACGGCAAATGCAATAAAAGTACTGCTTGTTGCCCACAGCGATGGCGCGCAGAACGTCGGTACTAACAATGTTGCGGTAGCTATATCGAATGGCTCCTATGCAGCAATAGAGTTGGTTAAAAACGGTTCGGTGATTTACACCATCGCCAACACCATAGGAGACGGCAGTACCATATTTGACGCCGCTGGCGGAGACACCAGCTACGTTGACGTCTTAGCGGCCGGTGCCACCGCCACGTACTCATTGCGCATTCACTGGGGTTTTACGATCACGAACTACCTGATGACAAATGGGATTCAGTCACTTGCTGCGGTGGGGATGGCTCGATGACATATCTTGCTTACAGTCCCGATACGGGAGAAATCGTACTGCATGTTTTTGCTCCAGATGATTTATTGGCTGCGAATGTCCCCGAAGATTTAACCGTAATTCCTGGGGACGAAGATCCGCGTTTATATCGAATTAATCTCGACGCTACACCACATGCAGCCATCGCAAAAACAGAAATCCCCTATGCGCTCGATCATTCCACGATAAGCGCTGATGGATCGGACACTGCCACGTTGTCCGATATTCCTGCTGGTGTTTCGGCCTGGTTCGATGGCGAACAATACGACCCCACGGCCGGCGAGCTCTCGATCGTTGCGGATCTGCCGGGGCTATATCGGATCGAGCTTATACATCCGCTTTATCTGCAAACCGTGGTTGAGATTACTGCCGAATGACAATCATTAATGTGCAGCGTCGCGCCGCAAAAATCGCTGAGCAATCGAAGCGCATTACTAAAATTCGCGATGCATTGCGCGATGCCGATATCACGCTCGAAGCTGGTTACGCGGTGCAAGCCGATCGCGATTCCGTGTTGATGATGCAAGAGACACTCGACCAGTGGGACACCATCACGCATATGCGCGATGTTAACGGTCATCAGCTCTGGAAAGATGCCAACAATACAATTCGCGCATATTCGCAAACAGGGTTCGCGGATTTTGTTGCTGAGGTGCGGCAGAAGCGAGCCGCTCGCATGGACCAGAATTTTGCGTATGCAGAAATCTTGCGAGCGCAGTTACCGTTGGCTGACGATCACGCTGTTTTTACCGAATCAAATTGGCCGGGGCAATGACATGGGTGCGCTGATCAAGCAGTGGCTTTGGAATATCCTGCATGCCATCGATATTTTGCTGAACGCAATCACCGGCGGAGATCCGGAGGAAACAATCAGTTCTCGCATGGGCAAAGCCATCGCCGCTGGCCGCTGCAAATTGTGCCGCCCGATTTGCCACGTGCTGAATAAATTATTTCGTCAATTAAATCACTGCGCCGATGCGGCGGAAAAGCATATTGAAGAGGGTGCGGACGAAGTAATTAAATTATGAGATTTCGTTTTTATCCAAACTGATATTTTTGTCGTTTTCAGTTAATCGGCCTGATATCCGAGATGCTGGAAAAAATACTCGCATACAAGGCATGCGGGTTTCCAGTTGGAGACTCGTATGGCGCAGCCCATCATTCCGTGGATCGGCGGCAAGCGAAAGTTAGCCGATCACATCATTCCGCTATTTCCGAAACATACCTGTTACGTCGAACCGTTTTGCGGCGCCGCTGCTTTGTTCTTTTTGAAGCCGCCGAGTGCTGTTGAGGTATTAAACGACGTGAACGGCGATTTGGTTAATTTATATCGAATCGTCAGATTCCATCTGGAAGAGTTATATAAGCAATTTAAATGGACTTTAACTAGCCGTGAAAATTGGAAGTGGCTTCATTCGACGCCGCCCGAAACATTGACCGATGTACAGCGCGCAGCGCGATTTCTTTATTTGCAGAAGCTCGCTTTCGGCGGAAAAGTTACGGGTCAAAGTTTCGGAACCGCGACAACAAGTCGACCGCGCTTCAATCTGCTCACTCTCGAGGAGGATCTAGCGGAAGCGCATTTTCGATTGGCGCAGACTACAATCGAGCGCTTAGATTGGGTTGACGTTATTGAGCGCTATGATCGCCCCCATACTCTCTTCTATTGTGATCCACCGTATTGGGAGACGGAAGGTTACGGTGTTGAATTTCCGTGGTCACAGTACGAATTGTTGGCAGGGCTGGCGAAATCGATCGAAGGAAAGATGATAATTAGCATCAATGCACACCCTGAAATTAAAAAGCTATTTTCTAATTTCCCACGCATTGAAGTTGAATACGAATATACCGTGGGCGGATCTGATCGGCCGGCGTCATGCACTGAGTTGATATATGGCTCTTGGGGTGACGTGTTGGTGCGTCAATCGGACGTACAGAGCTCCCTATTTTGAATCGCGCTCAGTTATTTCCTTGCGAAATATACTTGCTTTATAGAGGGATTCAATGAGCGCGTCGATCACCTGACGAAATTCAGCCGGCAAGCGCAAATAGCGCAGAACTATCACGCGAATAATAATTCGCGTAGGTAACTGTTCGCTTAGCGCTGAAAAATGATTGCGCGCGATTTGGGGCAGCAGAATATCGTTCGGAGTAATACCGAGATTTCGATAGAGCTGAATCAGTTCTGATGCATATAATCGCCGCGATCCCATCTCCATTTTGTAGTACCCATCCAGCGGCATATCCATTTTTGCCGACATCATTTGCGGGCTCAGCTTTAATTGCAGGCGAATTCTTCGTAGTCTTTTTCCGGGCTCTATTTTTCGTTGCGACATATTTTTTCAAGCTCGCGAAGCGCTGCAATGATTGGTTGAAATGCCCAGGGCGGCAAAGCGATTAATTTTTGCAACGTTCCCGGTAAAATATTTCTAGAAGAAAAGGGATTGCCCTCGGGTGGGAGTAAAAAATAATTGGGGTCGCGATCGGTGACTGTGCAGATATTTAGCAACAATTCGTGGCTAATATCTGCTCCCGTGCGAATCCTTCGATAGTGTCTTTCGCTAATGCCGATCGCCGCAGAGAAGCTTTTTCTGCTGATACCGATAGCCCTGCGTTCCTGCTCGATGCGCTCGCCCACATTCATCAGCAATGTGTTCAAGACGGACATTTCTCGCGAAATTAAAATTTAAAAACGGCCAGGAATCGCGATGCGCGAGCTTGTCCTGACATCTGTCTGACACCTATATTTATTTCCGGTTTTTATAAGAACGAACTGCGCTATACGCCGCAGTGTATTTGTTAACGCAGGGTGGAAAAAATGGATCGAGGGCAGTGGAATGTTGTGGCCCTCCAACTGGATCTGCTTGGTAACAGTCCGGCTGTGAGTATGCGCAACGATATCAGCGGTGAAGTAGTAACGATCAGCCCGTCGGGCGTTCTGGATTTCAACGCAAGCGGGAGTTCGATATACGCCTCTGGGTATTTGCAGGGGTATTCGGATAAGCATTTCGACCCAGTGATGGGCGAGGGAATCTCTCGAATTGCTCAGCAACTGCGGTACTTCTCGGGCTGTGAAAGGCTGGCAGCAGAGATGGTGCCGGGCGGCTGATAAGCCGCCCACAAGGCGGTGCGGCCCCGCTGCCTTTCCCTTTCAGGTGTTGTATAGCAAACGGACGCCCGGCGTAGAGCGGGGCGGCCTTTGCGTCGGCCCGACGGCCTTGTGGGTACTTCTGTGCCGTTATCAGGCGGCGCGGGGATTATGCCATGTCATTCGGCGAATTACCGATCTCAATAAGCCTCGGGCGCCAAAAAGCCCACCATCGCCATGCCGGGTTTTTAATTACTTTTGGCTTCGGCGGAATGCCGGGTTTTGTCTGAGTATCAACGTAAAGCTGATCTAGCGTTTCGCCTGGGCGGCGAACGTTGTAATTGTCATCCACGGTCGAGCTCCTTTAGTAGTTGTTGCCCGAGTTGGATATATAAAACGTATCCTACGGGCAACCGAGGCTGACGAAGCCGACTTTTTTGCTTGCGGAAGGAGTGGTGGACATCGAATGTGCTCTGCAAAACACCGCAAAGTGCGGCGCGGT